CTAGCGCCTGGATAATCTTAGCATCTGACTGGGGTGTTCTAGCTGCCATACCTGATACACCACACCACTCATAGCCAATACGACTACGACCGCTATCTTGAGAGATTGGCACCTTACGCACTAAACCTTTTTTGTGCAATTGCTTTAGGCAGTCCCGAATGCGGACTTCTTTCTCATTAGCTAATTCTACCATATCGTGGAAATCTAGCAATGAGACGGCAACGGGGGAATGTTTTAGTTTGTTAGTGATGATGTTATACATCTTAGCTACTTCAATGAACTGACTCATTATAGTCTCCCGAAGAAGTCTAGTCTGACCTCTTTTGCTGTTTTTGTAATGCCACACTCACCTAATGCTTTTGAGAACGGTCCTGCTAGTTCGGATATGCTTTCACGGCTATACGGTTGATGATACCCCTTTAACAGCGGAGCTAGGTGAAAGAATATGTCGCTAATTAAAGCGTCTTGTTCAATGGACTGACTCATTGTCAATCTCCCTTTGTGCCATGCGAGCTTCAAGAAGGACAAACTCCTCACGGGCTAATTGTAGTTGGCGGATAATTTCATCCAGTTGTTCATTCAAATCTAAAACAGCTGGGTCGATAGGATTAATCATTTGACCATCCCCTTTCTTTATTCTCAACAGCTGTAGCACAACGCTCTGCATTGTCAACTAACTGCTCAGGTGTTAATTCAGGTTGTTGGCTAGGAACGTATTTCATCGGCATTACACTAGCCCACACTTGAAACTCTGGTGCTGGTACGTAGTTCATTTTGAACTCCACAATTTCTGTATGCGACTTATCAATTGGATACGACCAACAAGACCTAGTTTGTAACCCCAAGCAAAATCCATAACGATGGCACCGATGACTGCTCCGATAATAAAGTTTAACATTTTATACCCTTTCTAAGTTATCCGCTCTGTGTCAAGCGTAAAGCTATTATGCGCCAAGTTTTTTGAAAAGAAAAGTGTTTTCTTGTTAATTACAAAAAATACTTCTTTAATGCGTCTCCAGTAACTATATCGCTGACAGTTTGTTTTGTCCTTAGCACGTTCAATATTACTTCATCAATAGTTCCGCGTGCCAGCAGATTTGTATACACTACGCTTTTATCTTGACCAATACGGTGTGCCCTGTCTTCGGATTGCAATCTGTCCTCCAAAGAGAATGTATCGCTGAAGTAAATAACCTGACTTGCCATTGTTAAAGTTATCCCCGTGCCTCCAGATTGTTGTTGAGCGATAAAAATCTTAGCCTCTCCAGACTGAAAATAATCGATTGCTGCTATTCTATCATTTTTTGACACTCCTCCATGGTACTCTACACAGTTCTTGTCAATTACACGCATGCGTTCTGCTATGTCCCTTAACTGCGCCCTATACCTAGCCCAGATAATCACGCTATGACCATCCTCTATCGCACTAGACACCCTTTCGCACAATAGTTCCAGCTTTGGATTGTCACCTTCTATGCGTACAGGCTCTTCTGCATCTGGATGGAGGTAATATCCTGAAGTTATCTGGCAAAGTTTACCCAAAACTGTAAGATGGTTGATGACAGAGTCGTTTCCATTTAGAGATATGCGACCTTCCTCTTTTACTTTTTCGTATACACGTTTTTGTTCTGTTGTCATATCGAACCAAGCGCATTTGTAAATCTTATCTGGAAGATCCAGACAGTCTTTTTTAAGAACTCGGAATGTGTGTGGCTCAATAATTTTCTGCAGCTGGTCAAGATTTTTATATCTAGGTCTTCCGTCAACTCCCCTCTGCACGATTTGGGGTGCTCTCCTAAGTCCATTTTTGCGCATCAAACCTTGTATCTGATAACTGTCAGAAGATAGCATCTCTGCATATTCGGCTTTGAATGCAAAGTAAGAAGTAGTTCCAAGGATGCTGTCGTCCAGAAATGAATACTGGCTAAATGCACCGAATGGTCCATTGGTGATTGGGGTGCCAGACATAGTCCTGCGATACTTACTATATTTTTTAAGCTTCATCAAATTCTTAGTGCGTGCTGCTGATGGTTCTTTTACGCGTTGGCTCTCGTCTGCCACGATCATAAGACTTCTGCTGCTCGCTGCAAACTTGGTTGCAAACTCTACACCCTTTTTATGTTGCAGAGACTCCCAGTTCATTACGATTACTTTTAGCTCTGAAGAGTCAGTGCTTTGCATTACATTCTCTAGTGCTTCTTTCTCTTTCTTGTTTGGGTTGGAATACCAAGCAGCATATCTAACTCTTACCCAGTCTGGCATGTGTTGTGGTATTTCTTTGAACACCCAGTTTGAGTGCACACCATTCGGTGCGAATACCAGAACTGTGTCTAGGTCGTGTGTTGACCAAAGGTCTGCCATGTCGTTAATGGCTATCCAAGTTTTGCCTGTGCCTTGTTCTCCATTGAGGGCGAAATACTCTGACCTGCCAAATCTTCGCAGACAGTCAAGTTGGTGCTTAAGAGGTTGTGTTTTGAATTTGCTTAACATGATAATATCTCCCTGAGCTTTGCCCAATGATCTTTCTTTGTAGGGACTGGTGCGTGCCACAAAGCTATAGCCACAAGCTCTTCAACAGTCTTTTCGTTTATCTCGTCTGCATGCATTCCGCACATAAGCAGACAGCGTTTGTCCGACCTGATAAGCACATATGCTTTGCCTCCAGCATCCATCTGCCTTTTTATCCAATTGCGTTGGTCTAGCTCTAGCTTATGGTTAGACCCAAACAAAGGTGTGGTGCTTCTCTTAGGCTCTTTAGGAGACTTTATCTCTATCCAAGATTCAACCCCGTCAATGCACAGATTTACATCTGGCATGCCAACCACACAAAGATTTTCTATCCTGTCAATCCTTGTTTTCTTTCCAGCTATGCCATTGCGCAATATTGAGTAAGCATTTTTCTCAGACATCACAGCACCTTAAATTTTTGAATAAATCCGAAGCGTATGCCCTTCATGAACTTAGCTCTTACCAGCAGTTTAGTTCCCTCTGGACACTCTTGCAGTATCTTTCTGCCCATCTTTTCAAAGTCATACCTGCCGACTCTAGCACCAATCATTCCTGTATCGTCTCGCAAGCGTATGTCAACGAACTCTGTTGGTCCAGTCACAAGCTGACCATTTCTTTTCTTGACATTCAATTCCTCATTCGCATCGCGACTGTTTCGGTAGATTATCTCTCCCATAAAACATTCTGAGCCAGTCTGAGTGCCATCAAGCTCAACTATCTTCATAACGTTCCCCACAACTCCAACAGAAGTTGGATTGTCATAATATGCACCAAACTCTGTGCTGAATGGAAATATGTTTGAGAATATATTCTCTGCATCCTCAACCTGCTTTATCATTTTGTCTGTCAGCTTGTTTTGAGCTCTTGCCTCCATGAACCTTTTAGCCTTTGCTTCTCCAAATCCTTTCAAAGACATAAATCCACCGACAAGCTTGTCTCCCTTAACAGACCAATTCATTTCTGACAATTGCATATCGAATGGAACGTATTCTACACCCTCTCTGGCCATTTCTCTTAGCAGTTCTAATGCAGAGTCATCGTCCTTAGCATTTCGCAGGTTTGCAGCAGCAAATTGCAACAAATGATGAGCCTTTAGATAGGCTGTCCAGTAGCTAATAACTGCATAACTATAAGTATGCGCCTTGTTCATCTGCCAAGCACCCATCGCGTTGATCAAGTCCCAAGTCTTTTGGGCTTTCTCCTCTGGAATTCCCTGCTCTGCAGCCCCTTTCTTGAATATCTCCCAGAAAGAGTCAAAATATTCCTTGCCAAGACGTTTAGACACAGCTTTACGGATGAAGCTGGTTTGCTTCCAGTCGAACTTGCCAATCTCTCGCACGATAGCCATTGTCTGCTCTTGGTAAACTGGAAGTCCATAGGTGTCTGCCATCTGTTTCTCAACAAGAGGATGGATTGACTCGTACTTCTCGCCATTCATGCGCTTTACATACTTCTCTGTAACTCCGCTAGAGAATGGTCCTGGTCGTGCTAATGCTGTCACTGCATCAATCTCCACGATTGTCTTGAACTTAACATCTTTGGAAATAGACCTAAGAGCATTGCCTTCAAACTGAAAGATACCACACATTCTGCCCTCGTTGAATACGTCGAATGTCTTCTGGTCGTCAAACTTAAGATTGTACCAATCAATGTCAACACCACTATCTTCAAGAACTCCAAGTGTACGCAGTCCCAGCACGTCAATCTTCAATAGTCCTAGCTTCTCTGCAGCCCCTTTCTCTACGTGCGCAATGCCATTGCTATCAACAGTCGCATAGTTATCAATCCTATCGTTGCAAACCAAAAGACCAGCAGCATGAACTCCTGTGTGCGATGCGTGACCTTCTATAACAGATGCTTTGGCAACCTGAGGATACATCTGCATCAATAACTTTCCAGGCTCTGTTGTATTCAATGTATCTTCAAGACAGTTATTTGCTCGTGAGTCAGCCATAGACCGTTCAATCATTGAGGCTTTTACCGCTGCAGTCGCTGCTGCTGGTATCTTAAGAGACTTACAAACCTGCACCAACGCGCTCTTAGGCTTGAACGTAGATATCGTGCCGATGTGGGCTGTATTGTTTTGTCCATACTTCTCTGCCATGTATTCAAATACCATGTGACGTTTTGCATCTGGAAAGTCCAAGTCAATGTCTGGCAAGTCAGCACGGGTCGAGTCGATGAAACGCTCGAAGTAAAGATTTGGTGGAAGAGGATCAACCTCTGTAATCCTGCAAAGATAGCATACAAGCGACCCAGCAGCAGAGCCACGACTTGGTCCAACAAGCATATGTTTCTTGGCATACTTAACCATGTCTGACACGACTAGGAAGTAGGAGTCAAAATTCTTTTCTCGTATAAGCGAAAGCTCATACATCAATCTTTGTTCGTACGTTTCGTTCCACTCCAGACCTCTGAATGCTATGCCTTCTCTGCACAACGCCTCTAGGTCACCCTCATAATTAATCATTGGTGCGACTGGCAATTCAAGACCAACACACATCTCTGCGATGTCTATTGCAGCTTGCTCTTCACCACAACCATCAATCAGGTGTTGTGGGGATGGCTTTATACTTCTATTGGTAACTAACTCGAATGTTTCCTTGTCGTCCTCAAAAGCGAAAGCATTATCACTGGTCGTTACGGTCTCAATGCCTTTGTCTTTGGCTATCTGTTGCTTGCGCATATTCAGCACGCGACTTGATGGATTTAAATCTATGTATGCGCCAATGGACTTTAGGAACTCGCCATCAGTTATCTCTCCAGCGAATTTGATTATGTCTTCAGACATTTCTCGCACATCGTCTTTGTAAAGACGCGGTATCTTGCCGACCTTTGTAGCTAGAGGATTGCGATAGGCTTTTGATGAAGCTCGGTATAACTCTGACAGACCTGCTGTATTCTTTGCGATAAACCACATGCTGGTGGTGTTCTCGTCGTCTGACACGCACAACTCAAGACCAAGCATAGGCTGAATTCCTGCTTCGGTGCACGCTTCAAAGAACTTTACATGCCCCCAAGAGCTGGCATTGTCGACGATAGCAGCAGCTGTACAGCCCTGCTCTTTCAGCCTTTCTACAATACGCTTGATTGGAGCAAATGTATTTCCAAATGAATATTCACTCCTAACCCTAAGCTGTATCATAATAGTTCCTCGTGTAATAATATTTCAACAAGTGCATCAACATCGCTCTGAGCTCTATGCTTTTGGAAAAGCTCTTTGCCAAGTATTTTGTGATACAGTTCGATCAACCTAGCACGCCTGCCGAATAGGTGTTGAAAAGCTGCAACCGTACATACTGTCTCTGTTGGCCATGGGAATTCAGTACACTCAATTCTCGATAGCTCAAAGTTCATAAGAGACGTATCAAACCAAGCATTGTGCGCATACAGAAAATCTGCTCCAGCGAATGCTACTTTTATCTCTTCGAGCAGGTCTTTGAACGATGGCTTGCCTTCTAGGTCTGCATCTGTGATGCCAGTTATCTTTACTATCTCTGGGGTCAAAGCCTCACTAGGATTGATTAGCCATTCGTGCTTGCTCACCAACTTGCCGTCCTCAAACCTTTGCAGGGCTAACTCAATTATCTTAGGTTGCTTCTCCAGAGGAGCAATGCTGGGCAGGGGCAGTCCAGTCGTTTCCGTGTCAAACACCAACGATATCATCATTTTCCCCTTCAATTATCAACGACTCAAGCATGGCACTATAAACTGCATTGTCGTGCGCAGAGTCTTGGTGCGTTAGTCCGCTCTCTGACAGCCTAGTTAACTTTACCAATGATAATAAGAACAGGTGAAATCTGTTGAAGTCGTCTTCTGTCTCAAGCATTATCCCAGTCGGATAAAGAGCGACAAGCACAGCACCAATCTTTCTCCAATTATTGCCGTACTGTTTGCTGCGCTCACGGTAAGTTTCTGCCATAGCTGCAAGGATTTCATCAGGCTGCATTTTCATGTTTCTTTTCTCCATAGTAGTCAACATCATTAATTTTAAGGATTGAAGCATTTATCCCAATGCTCTTGTAGGCATCTATAACGTCTTGCCTATCGTCGTAAGCGCAGGATATTTCTTCAGGATTTATTCCGTTCTCCTTAATCAATTTCAATTTCAGAACGGCACTATGCTCGTGGGAGTCGTTGGGTCGCATCAGCAACTTTGTGTACTTAACCCAGTGTCTCAATAGCCACTTCTCTGTCATTGCTCTGTAACATTCTGGACGAGCAGTCAGGATTATTATTTTATCACCAGCATGTGCATACAATTTGTTAACATTGTCCAGCTTGTCCATTATTGCAAGGCAATGGTAAGAGTCGTACTTCTCGAACACATCAGAGCATTCGTGCTTGATAGTTTCCACACGCCAAGCATCGTCTGCCAAGCAATTGTCTAAATCAAATATTGCGTACATTTTTCACCGCCTTTGCTTGTAGAACAGTTAAGTCATTCATCAATGAAGCTTGGTCATCAGCATGCAGGGAATGAAACAAAGCTAAAAAATCAAAAGCACCAGCAATCTCTTTAAAGAATTTAGACTTCTGAACATTCACTCCAGTTTGAGGGATGTTCATGACTTACGCATCCCATCGACTATCTTGAGCAACTCACCTCGCTCTTTAAGATCAGGGAATTTCTTCTTAGCGAACTCCTCAATCTCTGCGAAGTAATCTCTGCCGTGCTTGAAGAAAAACTTCTCAGCCCATGGGTGCACCTTAAGCACCTCATCGACCATAGCATTGACTACCTTTTGATATTCATTTTGGGTGCGACCACCAGTTCTGGACTTGGCAAGGTCAACCATAGTTCGCAGGTTAAATTTGCACACAATGTTGGTGCTGATGTTGGTTGGAAGAATTCCCCGTGCATCCTCAGCAGGCTGTCCAACAGACAACAGATGGTTGTAAACAGACTTGGTGTGTGACAAAAGATCATCAATGATATGCATCGCTTTCTCACTGTCCTTGTTCTTGTCTGTGTAGATGTAATCGAACTCTCCCATCTCAAGCACTCGCATCGTCTGCTGGGCATAGCTAGCAGTTCTGGTGCGCACCTGTTGATGAGTGTAGGCACGACTCACACCTTCAACCAAGAACACGTAATCAACGAA